TTTGCGTATGGGTTTGAGTAAACCTTACCAATCTGAACGTTTGATTCTTTAAGTATATCTGTTAGCTTTGATGAACCTTTACGAACTACATTCTCATCGTACATATCATCTTCTTCAAAATCAGCATCGAACGCGTTACCACCATAAGCACCATCATCCGCAGTTGCGCCAAATTCATCTTCTTCCTCATCTTCATCAGATATTGGTGTGTGTTTTTCTGGATTTATATTCTTTACAGAATATGTGTCTCCAGTTTCTTTATTTTTAACATAGGTATCTTCACCTAATAAATCTGTTAATTTCATACCACTCTCCGTTGCCATTTCCATCATCTCAGCAGCCTTCTGCTCAATTTCTTTTTTGATGTTTGATGGTATTTTTTTATCGTAATATTTTACTTTACCCTTGCTATCGATGTGGGCTACATTTTTGTAATCACCATTTTCTTCTTCAGCTCTGTTGTAAACAGTAATACCATTTCCTTTACGAGCCATTCCGATATCATACTTAGCTTCATTTAAAGATTCGCTGTAAAGATTGATGTATTTAGGTGCAAATGCCTTTTCACCAGCCCCACTTACTCTACCAGTGGTTTTCCAATCATCTCTTTTGAAGTTGAATTTGTTACCCAACTTAATCAATTCTTTGTAAACCTCTCTACGCTTGTGAATATCACCACTCTTTTGGTATTCTTTGTACTTAGTAATCAACTCTTTCATATTACCATCCTTTACAGATGTTTTGAATGGAGTTAATCCTTCGTTTACTGATTCAGAAAATATCTTAATCATTTTCTTTTGGATAGGATTGCCTGGCTTTCCAACTACTGCCGTCATAAAATCCATCCTATCTGATGGTTTTCCTTTTTTAACGAATTGGAAAACCTTTTCAATATCCAAGTTATGAGTATCAACAAACTTTTGAACTGCATCTTTGTTCATTCCAGTCAAACCACCAATTTCCATTGCGGTTCTTGATGCGGCTTCGTTTACCGATTCATTTTTTTTATCTTTAGCCATTTGCTTTGCTTTGGCTTCTAAATCTTTATACTCTTTAGATTTTTTATCAGCGTATCTATGTAATCCCCAATTGAATGCTGCTTTGAATAACATATAGAATGGTAAATCACCATACTTCTTACCATAAGGTGATAATTTCTGCCAATCTAAAAATGACTGTGCCATTTCTTTTGAAAGTTTGATACCTTCTACACTACTTGTCTGGCCGTCTACTACAGATTGTAATAGTTTCTTAGCAGATACTCTTGCTTCGTTTACTGATTTATTTTCTTTTAACAGGTTTGTTAATTTCATAATAATCCTTATTTCTTATATCGAACAAACACCATCAATTTCACAGATGATATCTCTCACTAACGTATTAATTTTGTTATATGATTTTGTTGGTTTAACCGATACCGATTCATTTACAGGTCTCATAAATGCACCATGTGTTGATGGGTTAGAAACAAAGTCCCAACAAATCAAATCAAAATCATCTTCTACTGTTACAGTCTTACCACTATTAGATTCTTTTACTGAACCCATACCTCTTGATGAGATACCAACTGTACATCCGGCTTCTAACAATTCTTTAAGGATGTTACCGGCTGGTGTTTTTAGGATTTCAACCTTACCCATAACATCATTACCATCCCACCACACATCTCTTACAATGTGAGAAGTATTTTTCAGTTCGACTACAGAAGATTCCGGATGGTCTAATTCACCAAATGCTCTATTCTCTTTAATCTCTCTACCAATGTACTTCTTAACTTCTCTTTTAAGAATTTCAGTTGGATAGATTCTTCCATTTTGATTTTCTGCTTCTGAGCGCTGTAGAACACCCTCAACAATCAACCTACCATTGTTTTCTTTCATGGATTCGTTGATTTGAGTCTTGCTCATCTTAAATGGAATTGTATCTATAAGTAATTTACCCATTACGCTCCCCAAGTTTTACGTTTTTTGTATAAGTCGAACATGATTTGTGCTACCTCATATCTTATAAGTAGACGAATGTTCTCCAAATCCTTATTTGTGAGTTCTTCTTTTAATATTTTCTTTTTTGAACTCATGCTGATAGCTCTTTTATCTTTCTTGCAACATTTAACATACGTTCAGAAATCTTTCCAAATCTTTTTTGCGTAGATTTCCAGTATTGTCCACTATGAACATCAGCTTCGGTTTTTAACTTAGCGTTCTGGTTTACGATTCTTTCTAATTTGAACATCATGCTATTGATTTCTTTAATAGAATCGTTTATCTTCTGGTGATTCTTTCTTGAATCATCACCCTTATATTCTTTGTAAGAAATCTCATTTATTTTTTGCTCTAATTTACGTTCTAATGATTCTAACTTTTTAGTGTTCATTTTACTCTCCTTAGATTTTTTGTATCCCAATACCTCAATATGCTCATCATCCAAATCATCCTCATCGTTACTCTTAGCAAACGCATGCGGGGTTTTGATTGGGCCTTCACCACCATCCATATTGGCGGTTACATTAGCTTCTTCGATTTCTTCAAACTTATCTTCGATTTCTTTAATCAAGCTTTTCATTTGAATACCTTTTTCAATTCATCGTGTAGTTCATAATATCTAAGTAATGATAATACTTGAGATTCTGTAATTACTTTTGAGTTCTTAACCTTTGTAATCAACTTCAGTACTTCGTTCACTTTAATTTTAGTAACGGTATCGGTAACATTAACTGAGTTGATTGATTTTCTCAGCACGTTACATTCTCTTACTACAAACTTTTTTAGTTTTTCTGAGTTATCAACTGAGTTGATGTATTCTCTAAGAATACTTCTCTGCTTATCGGTTAAATTTGTATATTTGTTGTTGAAGTTCTCAACTAGCATCTTCCATGCTAACAACCTTACTTCTTTTGGTTGCTTTGAATAATCTTCATTGATGGTCGTTACTACCGTATCTGTAGGTTGTACTTTACCCGTTAAGTGTTCCATCAGAGATGATTTACACTCAACATATTCTTTTGGGTTATCTGAGTTGTTATGTTCGAATAACTTATATACAGATGCGTTTTCTTTGTAGTTACTCACTCTATAGTTGAAGAAATCTTCCAATACGAAATTTTTCTTAATTGCTTTGATTAGATTGTACTTCTGTCTATTCAAAACGGTATCATTCAATTTTTTTCTTTCAGCCAAAACGATGTTTAGGAACTCAGATGCTTTGTAATCTGAATTAAATGATTCTTCTATAAATGATTTATAGAGTTTTAGTTCTTTGGCCAACTCAGTTTTCTTACCAAAGAATTCTTTTATAATGTAAGTAGCTTTTGAATCACGATTGTTTAGTGTATCAGTAGCAATCTGGCGTACTAATAGCTCAAACAATATTCCTGTGTTCTTATACTTACTATGCTTTAGTTTTTTCATTGTGTTCCTCATCGTTTTTCACGAAACCAGCTATATATTTGTTATAAATATTGGAATATCAAGAATCCAATATGTTTTTCTCATCCAATAGTGATAAAGTTTCCTCATTGGTATCCTCTTGCAAAGATTCCATTATGATTTTTTTGGTTTTTACTTTACGTTTCATTTGTGATAACATGGCATCTGTATTTTCTTTATTCATTACAGAAGCCGCAGTATATGCTGAGATGGATTTGTTTCCTATCGGGTCTCTACCAAATGGATTTTCATCCGTTCCATAGTTTCCACCCTCTTTAGGTCTACCCGCTCCTTCAAATCCACCCTCAGGCGAACCTCCTTGATTCTCACCAAATGGATTTTCACCACCACCAGCGGAGCTACCATCACTTTGTTGAGTCAATGCTGCCAAATCGTGTGGTGTACCAAACGATTCACCAGTCTTAGCAGGGTCATTACCTTCACTTTCAATCTGTTCGTGTCTAAATGCGAGTTTTAAATCGTTGATAACTTTAAACTGCTCGCGCTTCCACTCATCTTCACTCATATTAAAGATGTGCTTATACATCCACTCTTGAGATACCATTTTTAGGTCTTTCATATCTCTAACAAGATTAACCTTTTCACTCCAAAGATTTGCTTTCTCTTGTTCGTAGATAATAGATGGTGTGGTAAGTTCTAATTCAAAGTTTACCAAATCTTCATCTGTATAACCCTGTGAGTATAAGTGTACAATAGCAATCTTAGTTAATTCTGAAAGAACAATCTTTTGAATTCTTTCTACTGAACGTGCGAATCTAATATCTTCTTGTGCAAGAGTTGCTTTACCTTCGACACCTTCTTCGTATCCGATGAATGCTTTTGGAACTTTAAGTGCTGCCATTAATCTGTTTCTCAGATATTCAATATCTTCAATCCCAGTAAACTCCATACCACTTAGTGTATCTATTTCAGTTCCACTCTGTCCACCACGAACTGGCAGATAGTAATCCTCCAACATATTTTGAAGGTTGAACTTTAGATTGTACTCACCTGTGGATTCATCAACATATGGAATTTTCTTCATCTGGTCAATGATTGATGCCATATACGAATCAACTTCGGCTGGTGGTATGTTACCAATATCAATTTTGAAAACTCTCTTCTCAGGCGCTCTCATAATTCTGTGAATCATCATAGCATCTTCCATCAAAATCAACTGCTTCCAAGTCTTTCTTGCACCTTCTAAAAGAGAACGGCCGTATGGTAGGAAGTTTGTATCGGTTAACAACCTAAAGTGTGCTACTTGGAATGATTCTAAGAACTTAGTGTTGTTTCTTTGTGAGATTGCATTTGTGTTTTGTTCTTCAACCTCAAATCTTACTGAATATGGGTTATCTAAATCATATCCTTCTTCTCTACGAGTTTCGTAAGCCGATAATGGTTGTGCATTTACAATACCCAACTCATCATCAATATCCAAATACAGATAGTAATCACCATATTTGTTCATACCTCTAACCCAAGACCAAAGGTTAAACTCAATATTCAATACATCGTAGAATAGGTTATGTAGTGTTTTCTTTAGTTTCTCATCTGATGAGCTGATTCTGAGTACATCACCCATATCGTTTTTAAGTGTACACTCATCTGAGTAGATATCAAGTATAGATGAAATGATGGAATCTTTATCCATCGCCTCATAATCTGTATATAGTTCTAATTTGTTTGAGTGGTAGTTAAATCGTTCATTGTATGTTTGCCAATTCTTTCTTGAATTAGAACCATGTAACCTACCATATCTATCGTAGTATGCAGACCCTCTACGGTTACCATCACCCTGTATTCTGGATGAATCTACTACCTTTAATTTATTTTTGCCGACTCTTCTAACAACAACCTGTGTTGAGAATAATCTTTTTAATCTACCAAATAATGAAGTATCTGCCATAATCCTGTTCTTTTATATACCACTACAATTTATAAATATACAAAAAATATTTTTAATATCCAAATTAAAGTAACCAACTTATATCCTCATCACCCCTACCAGTTCTAACTTTCCAAGCATCTTTTGCTTTGGATTGATTTGTTTTGAAAACACCAGAATGTTTAGATGTAAGTGATAATGCTTTTCTATTTAATTCAATTCCCTGTTGACGTAGCTTTAGTGCTGTATCTCTAACCCAAAGTGAAGTTGAAAATGCCATTACCAAATCATCATTGTAACCAGATTGTGCTTCTGCTCTACTACCATTCCAAATGAATGTAAATAACTCATCAATCAATCTCTTAGAACGGATGATTGGAACTCGCTCTCTCATATAAGTATCTAATTTAGATATCACCAATGGCCGAGTTCTACTCGTCATAGAAAATCCAGGAACCATTTGTGCTTTATCTTTTAAATCGTATGCTTTCTGTAGGTGGATATCCTCATCCACATATCCAAACTCTTTGTATGAGTAATATAGATTTGTATAGTTTCTATCAATTGCTTCTTGGATTACCGCCCAACCAATATTTGCGTTCTCAATCACAAGAAGTGCATCGTTCCATTCGGTGGCAACATTTACCAACATATTACCATAGTGTTTGGTTTCAATCTTACCTCTGTACTCTGCGACTTGCTCTACACTTTCAACATCAATAACGTGAAATGCAGAATAATCTGCACCATCACCCCTCGCAACGTCAGCTACAACGATATAATCCTTTGCGTAATTAGGTTGTTGCCAAATCCAATAGTTACCATCAAACCCTCTCTTTTCAACGGGTTCTTCTACATGCGTTTCTTCAAACCATTGTAGGAGTTGACCATCAACAACTGAATAACCAGAACTGATAAAATCACAATCACATTCTTGTGCTGCCATTTTATCACCCAATAGTTGAGTTTGTTCTGCTCTCCACGTTTGATTTCGTTCAGGATGTACAGTCCAGTGAAGTTTGATTGGATTCCAACCATCACCCTGCTCACCTTTTAACCAAGTTTTATGAAAGAAGTTACCCACACCATTAGGAGTTGATAACACAATTGCTTTACCACCAGTAGATAGAGTTGATTGTGCTGATGCCCAAATCTCATCAATACCTTTGATAAATGCAGCCTCATCGATAATCAACATCGATAGTGCTTCAGAACGACCCGCATCACCACTTGCTGATGTTGCTTTGATTGTCGAACCATTTCCTAACCTAAGTGATAGTTTGTTATCCTCTACCGTATCACCTCTTAGCCAACTTGGTAAGTTCTCATGCATATACCTAACTTTGGTAACCAAATTCTTAGCAACCTCTTGCTTAGTTGCGATTACCAAAATGTTTTTATCCTCATGGAACAACATTGTCCATAATGAATACCCCGCAGATAGAGTTGATATACCTAACTGACGTGATTTTAGGATTACATTGAATCGGTGTTCATTGAACTCACCCATAACATCTTCTTGAAATGGGAATAAATCAAATAGAATCTTTCCCCTCTTAGGATGTTGAATGTAACAATACTTTTTGAAAAAGTAGACTGGGTCTTTAGCACATTTAACGTACTCTTCCCTAATAAGTTCTTTTATTGATGGTGCCATTTACTTTCCAAGTTTCCAAAGGAATTGGGTAGAAAGCATTGGTTGTAGATTTTCATCGATTCCAATACCCAACCCATACGCCTGTTGTTTTTTTGTTCTAAACAGAAGTTGCCCACCAACGTAATTAAATTGATTACCAGTTCCATTTACACCGAAACCGATGTAAAACTCATTAGCGTTTATATATTTGGTTTCGGTGATGGTTGTGGTTGGGTAGATTAAATCATACTTAATACTTCTAGCAAAAACTTTGTTTTGTGAAATACTATCTGTAATCTGTAGATTTAATGAATCTAATTCTTGTATATCTTCGTACACATATGTAGCGAAGTAATCTTCAAGTATGGATAGTGTATCAATATCTTGCGTTACATTTACTGTATCGATTTCTCTGACTATCCTATCAATATATTTTGGTATGTAGGTTGGAACTTCTTTTGTAATTGTATCGTACTTAGTTTCTATCTTTGTAATAACCGTTGGTTCAATTGGTGTTGGGTCACCAGAACATTGCCTCAATAGAATGATTACAACTATTAAGACGAGGATTATTACATTTTTGATATCACCGTTGTACGATTTCATACATTAAATTACTTTTTGGC